AGTACAACCCCTCCCCCCTAAAGGGGGGGGAGGGGTTGGTACTGAGGACAGTCACGGGAGGTGACATGCAGAAATACCCATTACACAGAGATGCCGAAGGGCGATGGGTCCATACGTGGGTACGGCAATCCGCAATCAAGACATCAGATATGTGCTTAGAGCGATGGCGTAACGATGTCTTCGGGCTTGTAAGCGAAAGCATCAAGGATGCTTCATCGCTGGGGACCGTATGCCACGCTGTCGCTGAAGATGCGTTGAACTCACGCAAGGACGGCATCGCTGAGATGTCCCTTCAGGACATGAACGATGCGTTTGAGAACTACTGGGAAGAGACAGCCCCAACTGTTCAGGTATGGAACAACTACAACCCTGAGACTGCGTATGTGGCAGGGCTGGAGAAGTTAGCCAACTGGCATGAGGAAGTGTTCCCTCATGTGCAGCCGGTGATGGTTGAACACACCTTTGATGTGCCACTCATCGAAGACAACGAACGTGTTGTCCGCATGACAGGCACCATCGACCTCGTGGAAGAAGATCGGCTATGGGATTGGAAGTTCCCCGGTCGTGACTACAGCAGGGACGCTTGGCAGTACGAACGATGGGATGTCCAATCCATTGCGTACTGCTACGCAATGGGCATCCCCAACTTCTCGTATGCGGTCATGCACCCCAAGGGTGTAGGTCGCATGGATCTAGTGCGTGACGGGTCACACTTCGACTGGTTACGTACAAAGGTGTTGGCACTCTGCCGACTGTTGGAAACTCAGACGGGTCCGTACCCGTTGGGTGATAACGGTTGGTGGTGTTCTAGCAAATGGTGCGAAAATTTCGCACGGTGTAAAGGCGCAACGCAAGGAGGCGCATAGTTATGGCTTTCAAGCCCATGAGTCCGCATGAGCGGGCAAGTATTGAGGCGCAAGTTTGCCTCAAGGGTGGCATCGAACTCGCTGCCGCCGAGTTAGCAAACAACCCAGACGGCGTAGCCGTCACGATGGCTATTGAAAATGCTAAGGCTCTCGCTGATTCCCTTTCGGGCATCAAGGAGACTTTGGTTGGAGGCGCTGGCGCTGAAATCGCCAGCGCACCTGAGGCTGCTGTCGTTGAAACAGTTACTGCGGCGTTCCCCGGAGCAACGCAGGTAAACGCACCCGCATACAGCGGAGGCGGTGAATCCAAGTACGTGGCTGACGAAGAGTACGGTCAGGTGCTTGCGATCTGGCAAGCAGAACAGAACGCTGGCGTTGCATTCGCTGGCAAGGATTCCATGTTCCTGTGCAATCAGGCGATCCGGCAGTTGTTCGGGAGTGGCACACGCCAGTTCCCCGCCGACTACTGGGCTGAAGCATTGCAGAACAAGGACATCCCGGTTACCAAGAACGGCAAGTGCGGGCTTGGTGACTTCAAAATCAAGAAGAGCGTTAGCGTCAATGCAGACGGTAGCCCCTTCTTGGGTCAGGGTGAGGGTAACCATCCCTTGTCCAGCAAGAGTGGGTACTTCGCTGCTCTGGTGAAGAACACTTCCTTCAACTGGGGTGACCGCCCCGACCCTGTAGATCCGCAGGGCTGGCTGGCTAAGGCCGGTGGCTGAGGAACTCAGTCTGGAGGAAGCGTTGACGCGAGTCGCCAACGCACGGGCCGGGGAAGGGGCATCCGTTGATGCCCCGACCCCGGCACCCTCGCAGCCTCCAGCAGAAATAGAGGGAATATCCGCAGCAGACCTGCAAAGACTATTCACACCGAAGCGTGAGCAAGTCAGGCGTATGCGCCATGACCTGCGTTCCGGCAGCGAATGGTCTTTCGGAGTGCGGGTGTTCGATGAAGCCACCTTGGGTGGGGCACGCGCCGGTCAGTTGGTGACCGTTATCGGTCGCTCGCACACAGGCAAGACGCTGCTGGCCTTGAACATGGTGGCCCGCAACCGCAACCACCGCACCCTGTGGGTTAGTCCAGATGAAACCGAAACAATGTTCTGGGGCCGATACGCAGCCATACGTATGCAGATCGACCAGAAGGATTGGATCGGTCGCCTCATCAGGGAAGACCCGACCGCTTGGGAACGTGTCGAACAACTCATGCGTGACGAAACGAACCTGCACTTTGAATCCACAGGCATGTCCGTTGACGACATCGACAAGGCCATGCGTATCGCTTCAGTTGAGTTGTGGGAAGGGCAACGACCCGAAGTGCTGGTGTACGACTACTTGGAGTTGATTCGGGGTGGAGGCTCTGGCGATGCGGCCAGCGTGCAAGCCAAGATCGAATCGTTCAAGCAGTTGGTATCTGACTGGCGTGTCGTAGGCGTGATCTTGCATCAGTCTGGCCGGGGTTCAGGGAACCGTGGCCGGGCCGGTGGCATCGAAGCCGGGCGTTACGCATCCACCAGTGAAAGCCACTTCCTGATTGAAACGTGGCGCAGGTGGGATGACACCAACATGGATGAAGCAGAGCGGACGCACTATGAAAATGAAATCAGTGCGGGTTTGTGGAAGAATAAGTCAGGCGATGGAGAGAAAGCGGAAGTCAACCTGACCATCGACGCAAGCGGAAGGTTGTTGGAACCGGGGATCGTATGGGAGCAGATGATTCTGGATGAATGAGATACTTCCTGCTTCACAGATGCGAACCCTTTTCATCGGGTTCAACCTTGCCTACGGGACTGACGCCGGTGGCTGCCGGTGGGCAGACGTTGACGACACGCTATTGGAGCGGCACCTATCGGGCGAAGAGATGATCGGGATTTATCCGATGGTCTACGACCCCCATTATGAACGGGGCGGCTCCGATACATGGCGTGAAGATATTGATGATAACCGCTATTACGTGGAGATGGAGCCAGACCTGTGGATGTGCCGGTGGGGTTCCATCGACATCGACGAAGGCGATGACTCCCTGACTTACGCAAGAAGCGTTCAAAACATTTTGCGTGCGTTGGACATTCAATGCTGGTTGGAACGCTCACGCAGCAAGGGCTATCACGTTTGGGTATTCAACAAGGACTGGGTGAAGGCATCGACTATGCGCCGCGCCATGAAGGCGGCGCTTGACCTTGCCGACATTCCTTACGATGCTGTCTATCCGAAACAGGATTCGTTGAAGGGTCCACCCGGCAACTACATGCGCTTACCGTATGGTGGTAAACGTCCTGAGCATCGGCAGGTTGTTGTAGATAGCAGCAGCGATAGCGAAACCGACGAGGAATGGTTGGATCTATTCGACTTCATCATCCTCGCAGAACAAGGACGGACGCCTACAGCCACGCTGGAGGCGGCTGCCGCCTTGTATCAGGAACCGGAACCCATCTACCCGGACCTGCCACCCAAGCGGGACTACAGCAAGGAACCCCTAATGAACGTGGATGGCTCACGCTTGCGTGGGCTATCAGCGGAGATGTACGAGAATGGTCCCGTCCCGTACTATCGTGGTACTGGTGCTGGCCGTGGTCGGCACGGCTTCCTCAACAGGTTCGCCCGTTCGATGATCGAATCGGGTTACTCTCAAGGGGACGTTACGTCATGGACGAAAGACCTAGACACACGATTGGGGCAATGGTGGGAAGACGGACCCAAGTTCACAGGCAGGCATGACTGCGACCGACAAATCGAAAGGCTTGTCCAAGACGCAAGCCGAAGAGCCAGCGTTAGATGAGTTCTCATTTGTCGTACCCGGAAGACCGCAGCCCAAGGGTCGTCCCCGGATGTCGCGCAAAGGCCGTGTCTACACGCCTAAAGAAACCGTTCTGGCTGAAAAATCTTACATCGACGCTGTTCCTGAAGACCCGCCGGTCTTTGAGGGACCGGTTGCGGTGGAGATGACGTTTTGCGAAGAAGCGACTTACGTCACTGTCCGCTCCTTGACGGAATGGCAGACTCCTTTGCGTGGCGATCTGGACAACTACGTCAAACTGTGCCTAGATGGGTGCCAACGTGCGGGAATCATCCCGAACGACCGGCTTGTGGTTCAATTGGAAGCGAGCAAACAATGATCCTCGTTGAGTTGGAAACATGGGAATACGAATGGGCTTCCCATGTAGGCGCCCGTCGGTACATTGAGAACTGGGGGAAGAAGGACGCCCCCTACTACGACAAGAAACGCATGGAAGATGACCGAACGGCGCAGGTCGCAGCCTGTGTCGGAGAGTTAGCGGTAGCAAAGATCACTAACCAATACTGGTCGGGCCATGTGTGGCACCAGTCCGTGCATAAGGAGTACCGGCACATCCCTGATGTTGGGCACAACATTGAGGTGCGTCGGGTGAGGACCAGTACCAGCGCAGCCGTGAGGCAGCGCCAGTTAGACAAGGGGTTGACCCTGTTTGTGGTGAAGCCTGTTGCGCCTGAGTTTCGGGCAGTTGAAATCTTAGGGTGGATCGACCACGACGAAGCATGGGAGAAGGGTGAGCCTTCGGGTTACAGCGAAGATACTCGCGTGATCGCTGAAGAGTTCCTCAACGCACCCATGACTTACACT